TTGCCCGTTATAATGAAGCACTTGCCATGTTGAAACAACTTGGTGAAGGTAAAGACCGTCAAGACATGTACAGAACCGAACAAGCGAGGTATCCAGTCCGATGAGCACAATGAGCGAAGTAGCCTTTCTTTTAGGGGGCTCAAATGTCAAAGTATTAACAACTTCTGGTCGTGGTTTTACGCCAGAGGAAGTTGCTGAACGGGCTTTGGACAGAATTATTTCTGTAGGTTCGCAAACGCACCCTGCTATTCGGGATCAAGCAGAAGCGTTTAAAAATCAAATCCGACAGGTTTTGGTGTTTTATATGAAGGAAGCCATTAAGTCGCACCATACGACATTGGCTGTTAAGTTCAGGAAAGCAGGACACCCTGAGTTTGTTAAACTTTTAGATGAATAAAGGAGCCTAATATGGCTATCACGCAAGCAATGACCACCTCGTTTAAGGCCGAACTTCTTTTGGCTGTACACGATTTCCGTCCATCAGCAGATACAGGTGCAGACGTTTTTAAACTCGCTTTGTATACATCCTCAGCCTCATTGGATGCAAACACAACTGCTTATACCGCTTCTAACGAAGTTGGTACTTCTGGTACTAACTATTCTGCTGGTGGTCAGGCTTTGACCAACACAGGTGTAACGGCAACCAACATCAACGCCAACACCGGTGTGGGCTTTACTGACTTCTCTGATGAGACTTTTGTAAACGCTAACTTTACTGCTCGTGGCGCTCTGATTTATAACAGCACACCTTCAGCAAACAGCAATGCTAATACCACGTTGACCAATGCATCGGTTTGTGTGTTGGACTTTGGTGCTGACAAAACCGCTTCGGACGGTGACTTCACCATCATTTTCCCAACTAACGACGCATCAAACGCAATTATTCGTATTGCTTAATTAACAAACCTCCCCTAAAGGACAAATCATGGCTGGTTGGAGCATAGGGCCTTATGGGGAGGGAGACTTTGGTGTAGGTAATCCAAATGTTTTAATAAGTGTTACCGGAGTTCAAGGGACTGGCGCAACTGGAGTTCTTACACTTTCTATTAAAGCAAATAGTTACCCAACAGGCGTTGAGGGTAACGGTGAAGTTGGGCAGGTTAGTTTTAGTATTAGTAAATATGTACAACCTACCGGAGTCCAAGGTAGCGCATTTCTTGATCCAGTTGGGGTTGCCGCAGGTGCTGCGGTTGAACCATCGGGATTCCAACACACGGTAGAACTTGGACAAGAAACTGTAGTTACTTCCGCTAATGTATTTCTGGTTGGGGTACAAGGTGACGGTGCAGTAGGTGAAACAGAAGAAGAATCCGCCTATTACGTTACTGGGGTTGAAGGTTCTGGTGATGTTGGTTCTTTAAGAGTAAGCACGGATGTAAATTATATTGGCTGGGGTTCAGGCCCGTGGAGCCGTGGTGCTTGGGGCGCTGATTTCCAAGGAACAAACGTAGATCCAGTTGTTGCTGTTGGACAGATAGGCTCTGTTTCGTTACGAATCGCTGCAAACATATATGCAGTAGGAGTTGAAGGTAACGGAGAAGTTGGGCAGGTTGATGAAAGCCGTAGGGTAAATGTATACCTTACTGGAGTCCAAGGTAGCGCATTTCTTGACCCAGTCGGGGTTTCCGCAGGTTCCGAGGTTGAGCCAGCAGGGTTCCAGCATACTGTTGAGTTAGGACAAGAAACCGTAACGGCTGCGGCTAACGTCTTTGTTACTGGGGTTGAAGCGACAGGTGAGGTTGGGACAACAACGGTAGTTACAAAGGTTGATGTTCGGTTAGTAGGGGTTGTTGGTACTGGATTATTAGGACAAGACACAGCCGAAGGTAGCGCAACAGTTCCCGTAACCGGGGTTCAAGCCTCTGGGGCGGTTGGGCAAGTAACACAGCGCACTGCTTATTATGTTACTGGGGTTCAAGGTGACGGAGAAGTTGGAACCGTAGTTGCTACGGCTGCGGCTAATGTTCAGGTTACAGGGGTTGTTGGGACAACGCAGTTAGGTGAGACTGATGAAAGTGGCGCGGCTAATGTATTTGTGACTGGGGTTGTAGGAACCTCAGCGCTTGGGCAAGTTACTACCAAGACAGTTAACTTTATACCGGTCACACTTCAGCAGGCAACGGGTTCAGTAGGCAGTGTTGTAGTAAGAATTCCCAAAAATGTGTCTGTAACGGGGGTTCAAGGGCAAGGGCGTGTTGGAAAAGTGCTGATTTGGAGTAAAATTAACCCCAATCAAAATCCCAACTGGCAGCAGATTAACGATGTACAAACACCAAATTGGTTGCCGATAGCGGCTTAATTTAAGGAGTAAATAATGGCAAGTACCTATAGTAGTTTAAAAATACAACTTATGGCTACCGGGGAAAACTCGGGGACATGGGGTAACGTCACTAACGTGAATCTAGGAACAGCATTGGAAGAGGCTATTGTTGGCTCTGAAGATGTACCCTTTTCTAGTGGGAACGTAACGCTGACGCTTACAGACACTAACGCCAGCCAAGCGGCTCGAAACCTACGATTAAACCTAACTGGAACCACGGGTGGCGCTCGTGATCTTATCGTTCCAGCAATTGAGAAGATCTACATCGTCAATAACACTTGTGCAGATGACATCACAATTAAAGTGGCAGGTCAGACCGGAGTAGTTGTACCCGCCGGTAAAACGATGTATGTGTATAACAATAGCGCAGACTGCGGTGACGCGATTACCCATCTAAGGTCTTTAACTTTAGCAACTCCACTTCCTGTTGCCTCGGGTGGTACTGGGTCTAATACAGCCACTTTCTCCGGCGCAAACATAACCTCACTTAATGCATCCGCTATTACTAGTGGAACGGTACCCACAGCACGTTTAGGTTCTGGTACTGCCAATGCCACTACGTTCCTTCGTGGCGATCAAACTTATGCGTCAGGTGTTTCTGGCCCTACTGGCCCTACCGGCCCTACTGGCCCTACTGGCCCCACTGGCCCTGCTGGCCCTCCCGGGCCTCCGGGGTCTGGCGCATCTTCAACTTATAATTCTGTAGGTGCTTATGTTACTATGAGAATTGCTGGCAATCAGGCCCCTTCCGGAAATACTTTCCCTGCTGGGAGCAGCCCGGGTCAAGCGCAAAGTTGGTCTGTTAACACCGGTTGTTGTGGCCCAACCTACGGCTTTACAAATAATTTATCAGGAACTTGGAGGTGGATGGGTGCCCCCGGTAGCGGGAATTTCACCCTTGCCATTGGTGTTCGTACAGCGTAAAGGAAAAATAAATGTTAACAATCGAATATGCAAAAAACCCAGCGTACTCATCGGAAAATGGTCAAACTATAGACTTACGGGTTAAATTTTATGAATTTGCAGAGGAAATTTCTTTTGGCGCAACACCTTTTGATCCGATGCCTTATGGCGTGGAACTATATAACAACGCAAAGGCTAGTTTGTATGGGCCAATTGCACCGTATGTTCCACCCCCTCTTGGTGAACAACCTACTACTTCGGGAACACAGACTCTATGAGCGCAGACGATATGGCCCCTCCGGGGTATGGCATTTATCCGGTTCAAGGAACCATACCTGAATTTCGTATGTACCAGAAAACCGATGGGACTATTGAACAGCACGTTCGATATGTTAATAAAAACGTAGGTTATACGGGTAAATGGATGGTAGTGTCAGTAGTAAAGGAAGAAATAAATGGTAGTGTCGATAGCGCCTAAACATAGTTTTACTTATGACGGAGCACAGATAAATGTGTTTCATGCTAATAAGGGTGAAGGGTTACCACGACATAATCATGTTTATGCCCATGCTACATTTTGTACTTCTGGATCCTGCTACATACGAAAAGAAGGCAAGGAAGTTTTAGTTGACAAAAACACACAGCCTATAAATTTGGTTGAGAATGAGTGGCACGAAATAGAAGCGGCTGAAGACAATACTGTTTTTATCAACGTGTTTGCTGAAGGAAAGCAGTAATGAACGCAATGTGGCAACTTTGGGAAGGTAGATTTTCCAAAGGCTTTTGTGAACGAATTGTTTCTTTGGCTTCTTTGTTACCAGAACAACAAGCAACAGTAGGTGGAGATGATAATTCAAGAACAGACACTCAAATTCGTAAGTCTAAAATTAGGTGGCTAAACGGCGCCATGCCAGATTTTAAAGATTTTTATCTGGATGTAGTAGATATGTTTAGAGAAGCAAATAAAGTAGCATTTGGTGCGGAACTTTGGCATTTACATGAGATGCAGTTTACTCAGTATGACGCCGCTGATGAAGGATTTTATAATTGGCATAACGATGTAATGTGGGAATCACCCAATTGCGGACATAGAAAACTTTCTATGGTTATCCAATTGTCAGACCCATCGGAGTATGAAGGCGGTGATTTAGAAATACAGCCACTACATTTAAAGCCACCTGATTCTGTCGTTCTACGTAAGCAAGGTAATGTAATTGTGTTCCCTTCTTTTTTGATGCACCGAGTTACCCCCGTTACAAAAGGTACACGTTACTCGCTAGTTGCTTGGATGGAAGGCCCAAAGTGGAGATAAAACACAGTTGGCAAAACGCTGAGTATTTGTTTATAAAAAATGTTTGTTCAGAAGATGAATTACGGCTATGTAAGAATGAATTAGAAATTTTGTCTTTTGGGCTAGAAACGCCAGAAAAAACTGGATCTGCTAAAGATGAAAACGGTAAACTAAAAAAAGAAAATAAAAGTATATTTTTTCATGATGCGTATGTTTCAAAATTTGGCGATTATTCACCTTGTACAAGTATTGTAGATAAAGTAATAAAAGTTGCTAGAAGTGTAAACTTTACACCCCATAGTATTTTTAACTACATGGCTCAAAACTTTGTTAATTATAATTTATTATTTAGCGCGTACAGTAATAATGACTATTATGAGGCTCACCGGGATATAGCAACTTTAACCCTTTTGTTTTGGTTAAAAAATAAAAACTTTACTGGTGGAGATTTAAAATTTACTGATTTTAACGAAGAAATACCGTTTGAAGATAACTCTGTAATTATTTTTCCAAGCCATTATCAGCATGAGGTTTCAAAAGTAAATACTTCTGAAGATGGTTATGTTAGATATGTTATATCTGCGTTTATAAATCCAACACAACCACCAATAGAAACGGGAACTAAAAATGAAAACAATAATTGAAGCGCATAAGGTTGATGGGGTAAAAGTATGTCGTTCAGAAGAAGTCCATGTTTGCGCCTCTTGCGGGTACGACTTAGATGAGGCTGAGTTAGCGGCTGACACTTGCTCTGACTGTGGCGCACCCCTGAAGTTAAAGAAGTCTGTATCGATTTGGGCTACATCTGTACCTAAAGCCGGTGCTAAGACTTGGGGTCAGTAATGGGAAATTTTATTGTCCCCTATCATAACGCCTACCCTAAAGAGTATTGTAACCAAATTATAGATTGGTTTGATCAGGCGGTTGCGTCGGGGCTTGGTGTAACTAGGCAGGAATTAGACAAAGTACCAAAATATGTAAAAGAAGATATTACTGTATTTCCATTTAGTGAAAGTGCCTTAAGATTTGGAGCGTGTGGTAATTTATGTAATGAATTTTTAGGTTCATTTTTTAATAAATATTATTTTGATTATGCGTCCAAATTTCCGATATTAGAAACCACTGGTAGTCATACAATTTATGAATTAAGAGTTCAAAAAACACTCCCCGGTGGTGGGTATCATGCATGGCACTGCGAAGTTGATAATAGAAACAATGGATGTAGATTAGTTGCTTTTACTCTTTATTTAAATGATATTACAGAAGGTGGGGAAACTGAATTTTTGTATCAAGGGGTTCGTGTAAAACCCGAACAAGGTACTTTAGTTCTTTGGCCTGCTGGCTTTACTCATACACATAGGGGTAATCCGCCGTTAAAGGAAACTAAATATATAGTTACTGGTTGGGTTGAGTTTACATAGGAATGAATTTTGTCAGATTTAGATCCGATTATCAGTACCGCAAAGGCGGCAACGAAGAGCATTAAGTCTGCTATTGAGTCGGGCAGAGAGGTCAGTTCGGCAGTAGAGTCAATTCAAAACTTTGGAATGGCGGAGGTCAAAGCCCGTCATGCTTTTAAAGCAGTACGTAGTAGAAAAGAAGGCGAAATCACAATCATGACCGCTATGGCGGAGTGGCGCAGACTAGACCAGATACGCCGCATGGAGTTAGAAGTAAAGGACTTTCTGATCCAGCAGTTTGGGCACTTTAAGGGTGAAGAAGAGTTTGAGAAGGTCAAAAAGATTAAAGATGACATGATTGCCCGTCATGCCAAGAGTAAAGATGCAATGGGCAGGGACATAGAGAAGTTACGAGAGTTGCAGATTATTTGTGTGATGCTGGCGTTTCTGGTTGTCACTATTTATTACATCATGAAGGGTCACCTGTAATGGCTGAGAAACTAAACGCTAATGACACGCTTTCTAAGGTGTTGGCGTATGTTGACTCGCCGTTCAAACTCATTGCCCTGATCCTCATGGCTGTGCTGGCCTTCGGTGGCTGGATGCTGTACGACAACAAAGACCTTATCGTAGGCACCTATAAGGAAAGCCAGAAACTCCCTGAAATTGTAGAAGACCGGGTTGAGGACGCTGTAGCCCACCTATTTAAGACTACGGGCGCGACTACCGTGGCGGTATTTAAGGTAAACCCCCTGCTTGGAACCCGGGTGCAGTATCGGGCTTATACCAAAGAAGGTAGGGACAAGACGAATGACGGGCTGGATGTAGGACTCTTTACAACCAACCAAGCCAACAATCAGGACGTAGTAAACCTCATGGCAGGCAACGTCCCGTGTGGGGAGTATAAGGCGGCACAGTCAGAGATTGGCCTGTGGTACATCGAGAAGGGTATGCGGTTTGGGTGCAGGATTAGTATTCCACCTGAGCCGAGTCGGTTCATAGGACAGATTACCGTGGGATGGGACAAGCCTCCCGCTGATTTAGACCAGACCCGTGCGATGCTTAATATCGCCGCAACCATGCTTTCAAGGAGTAAGAAATAATGTTACCCATAGCCGCACTATTAAGTATTGGGGAAAAGGTTCTAGACAAGGTTCTGCCTGACCCAGAAGCCAAGGCCAAGGCACAGGCTACGCTCATGGAGATGGCCCAAAAAGGTCAATTGGCTGAACTTGAGGCTCATGTAAAAGAAATGGACTCTGCCCGTAAGCGGGAGATTGAAATTGCTACCAGCGAGTTTGCCCCGACAATCAATAAGATCGTGACCCCGATTCTGGCGCTGGGCACAGTGTCGCTAACCTTTATTTTGTTCTTGGTAATTATTTTTGTTGAGGTCAATACCCAGTCCAAGGATATTTTGATCTACGTTTTGGGTGCTTTGACCTCTGCCATGACGATGGTGCTTGGGTATTACTTTGGATCAAGCGCTGGCTCCAAGGAGAAATCCCAGCAACTTGATGAACTCTTAGATCAGAAGAAATGAAAATATTTAAAAATGTATTAGATCAAGAAACTTTGATTAATGTT